AGATCAGCACGGTCTTGACCAGGGTTCCCAGCCGCAGCCGTGGTGGTGTTCATGCCAGGACCAGATCTCGAGGGCCATAGCCAGGTTGACCTGCGGGTCGTTGATCTGCTGCCAGTCGCCAAACAGTTCCTCGACCTCGTCGCGCCAGATGCGGTTGATCTGCATGAGGCCGTGGTCGTTGCCGTTGAAGCGTCGGTCGCCGGGGATGACGTTTAGGCACCGCGACTCCTGGTGCATTTCCTCGAGCACGTTGACAAGCTCGTCGGCCGGCCAGCCGACCTCGAGCACGAGGGGCGCCCATTCTTGGCAGGGCGTGTCGGGGGCTATCAGTAGGCTCAGGTCTACCTGGAGCGCGTCGTGGGCCGTTTTAGGGGCCTCTGACAGGATTGTGGTGGTGGTGGCGGGCAGTGTCGGCAGGGTGGCCAGGGGGACGGTCACGACCGGCTCGGTGACGACGGCCGGGCTGGTGGCCGGCGGCGGGTTGACGATTTGGTCGGTCAGCTCGACTGCGATGGTCAGGCTGACGGCGAGGCCGGCCCACAGGGCCAGCAGGTGGGAAGTTTTCATTAGGGCCTCCTAGTCGGGATGTCCGAGGTCGGGGCTGTTCTACCGAACTACGTCGGGCGAGTGGTGGATAGTCGGGCTTCGATCATCCGATCATCGTGCCAAGCGTCAACGTACGTCTCAACGTGAATCCATTCGGAGCCTGCGCCGGGCGACTTGTTGATCATCCCTTTGCCGGCCTGCCAGTAGCGCTTGAGCTTGTAGTCGTGGATGCGTTGTATGCCGAGTTCGGCCGAGTTGTTGATCAAGAACGGCAGAATGATGAACTCGAGAATGCCGCGGTCGTTGTAGCCGAGGTCGACGGCTGCGCCGAACGCATGGGACGACCAGGCGGTGCCGCCGCGTATCGGCCGGTTGGCGTAGATCCCGAGGTTTTTCAGCTGCCAGGTGCGTTGGCAGTAGTCGGCCAGCTGCACAAGGTTTGGCGATTTGGCCTGGTAGGGCGGCTTCGGTTTGCCGGCTTTCTGCCATGAACTGAACTTTGTAGCGACAGTCATTGTGGCTTCTTTCTGATGATCGGCTCGACGTCGGCCCCTTTTCGGGCCTGGACGCCGTTGCCGATCGAGTAGCCGACGATGCTGCCGAGCAGGCCGACACCGGCTTCGTCCGGTATGGCGTTGATCGCCATAAGGACAGTCAGGCAGACCATGGCGACCAATGCGATCAGAGCTTTTGGCGGGTTGACGGTCACGGCTAGTTCCTGTACCCGTATACGCGAATAGTTCCGCCGGTCAACGTGCCAGACGACGGGGTGATAGTGAAGGCTGTGAAAGCCGTAGCGACTCGGTGCTCACCAGCGGCCGTGCCGAAGTTGTTGCCGTTGGAGTATGCGGCGTTCACGAACTTTGTGTACTGAGCGAGGTTTGGTCCCATAACTATGACCGACAGATGAGCATGCTGTCCGGAGGTTGCGCCACCTGCGAAATTGAACAAAGTGGAGTTGTTTATGTTTGCGCCTAAAACAGTGGCAGAGGCGATGTTCCCGAAGGTCAGGAATCCGAAGTAACTAACAGTCGACGATCCGAGATGGATACCGATTGCAGCGTCAGCGGAGCCTGTGCCACCGGCGAGCGTGATCAGGTAGTTGGCGTAGGTGCTTGAAAAGGCATCGCTTACGGTCACCGATGACACGGCTGTGCCGACGCTCTGCGTCTTCACTAGCCACAGGCCGACTGCGTTCATGTCCGAGGCGTTGAGCACCTCGCCGCTTGTAAATGAAGGAAAAGTCATTAGCCCAGCCTGTCTGTGTCAAGTGTGTCTGTGTCAAGGATAAATCCGTGGTTATCGATCCAGTTGCCGAGTGTCAGCGTAACGGTTACGTCTTGCGGGGTGGCGTCAATGCGGCGGCCCTTGATGACGCAGTCTGCGGTCTGTGTGGCGGCACCGGAGCCGGCCCAGGTGATCGTCGCCTTTTGCCAGATGCCGTAAGTAATGCTCAACAGGGTTTCCCAGCGGGTTTTAGCGGCGTCGTCGCATTTAGCCTTGACCAGCGACGCCGACAAGCTGAGCGACACCGGGGTGAAACGGCTCGTCGAATAGCGGTTAGTGAGTTTCGTCGCCATGTTGCTAACGGCGGTGCTGTCAGCCAGAAACGTGTCGGTGAACGCAACCGTACGCGACCCGTAGGTGTTGACGGTCGCCGCCGTCGAGGTGACCGAGGTCGCGCCGCTGTAGTTGCCTTTTATCGTCGCTTCGGTGACTAGGGTGTCATTGTTGAACGCTTGCTGGAAGCCGTTGGCTTTGAACGGTAGGTCGGTACCGGAGATCGAGTCTGACGGATCGAACACAAAGTCGGTGCGGTACTGAAGGTCCCGTGTGTTAGTTACCGGGATCGAGTTGTATTGAAAAAGGGTTTTGTAACTAGACGCGGGCGATGCATTGATTTCACCTGCCCAAATAACATCGTTAGCGGTCGGTGCGACGATTGTCTGCCATAAGTCAGCGTAGGTGTTCATCGTTATCGACGTTGAGTTGACACACGTAAACGGTTGGAAGGTGAGATTTAGTACTGGGAATACGTAATCTGGCCCGCCTAGTAGCGGCATAAATAGACTGCCGAACGAGGTGCTGAAACACGTATCACGCAGTTGGGTGTAAGAGCGTGTGCTAGCGGTGATCGTTGGCGGTGTCGACTTGCCACCGACCGTCAGCGCGTCGACCGCTGTGATCGTGACTGTTGAATAGACGCCGTCGTCGACAAGGTCGAAGTCGATAACGAGGCCGTTGAAAACAACAGTTCTTTCTGTTGCGCCTCCTGTGTCGGTTATTGCCGACACGAACACTCCTTGCGCGAACCAGTCGGTGTTGCTGTAGGTGCCGCCGCCGTTCGGTGTCAACGCGCCGTCCTTGTTCAGCAGGGTGATGCGACACGTGCCGCGACCGATCACGTTCACGTCAACCTGCTGGTCAATCGACAGGCCCAATGTGCGGTCGGTAAAGTCAATCGGGTCGGTCGAGCCGCCTTGTACGAGCGGTACCGTGCCGATCTGCACCTGCATTGTCGTGTTGATCGCCATGGCTACCGCCTGATGCTGGTCGTCGTCGCCAACGGCAGCGCCCCGTTGCTACGCGACCATTGTTGCAAAGCGCGCACCACGTCGTCGCCGTTAGCGCCGGCCGGCATGTACACGTTGACCGTGCTGCCCATAGCGCCCATTTTGGACAGGGGCACGACAGCTTCGGGGCCGCGTTCCCCGATCATGGCGATCGTCGGACTGGTGACAATGCCGCCTTCGGCTAAACGCGGCAGCTTCACTGACGGGATGGTGCCGAAGTTGATAAACGGCCCGGCAGCGATGTCAATCAGGTCGAGCGCTTTGTTTAGTCCTTTTATTGCCAGGTTGAGGCCGCCCTCGACCGCGCCAATGATCGCGTTGATGGTGGCCTTGAAACCGGCTGCGAGGCCGTCAAAGACGCCGACCGCTATGTTCCTGATCGCGGCGAACGAGGTGCTAAAAGCTGACGCCAGCAGGTCGAGCACTGTCTTGACGGTGCTGTAGAAACGCGAAAACGCGCCTTTTACTTCGTCGATGATCTTGCCGAAAATGTTGAACTTGGCCTGGAGGACGACTAACGCGGCGACAATAGCGAGGATGACGCCGACGCCTGTTGCGACGTACAGCGCTGAAAATGACGCGCTGAGTGCTGTGTTTAGCGCTGTGGTCAACGCCTGGATGGTGTTGAAGATTGCTAGACCGGCGTTGACGGCCAAGATCGCGGCGGCCACGGTGCCGACGACGATGCCGAGGGTGACGAGTAGGCCAGTGTTTTCGCTGACGAACTTTGACAGGGACTGCAGCACCGGCAACAGCTTGTCGAGAATCGGTAGAAGTGCTTGGCCGATCGACTCTTTGGTTTCCTCGAGGGCGATAGACAAGCTCTTGAACTGGCCCTGTGCTGTCCCGGCCTGCTTCGACGCCTGATCCTTGAACGTCGACGCCAGGTTGCCGAACAGAATGTCGGCGTCGCCACCTTTTTCGATGATCTTTGCTAAGGCCGGGTCTAGTTTGCGTAAAGCTATGAAGTTGCCGTTTTGTGCTTTCGACAGGGCCTCAGTGACGCTCGCTAGGTCTTTGCCGGTGCCGGCCGAAATGTCGAGCGCCAAAGCAAGTAGATCCTGCGCCTTGCTGACGTCCTTTGTGCCGCGCACCAGCGTTGACAGTGCGGGCCGCAGCTCGTCGTCGGACACAGCTGCCGCGATCGACGTCTTGGTTATGAACTCCTCGACGCTGTTGATCTGCGCGTCGGTCGCCCCGGTGACGTTGCTGAGCGTTGTAGCCAGCTTCTGCGCGGCCGCGTCGTCCTCGGCGAACGCCTTGACGGCACTGAAGCCGACAGCTGTCAGTCCTGCGAGTGCGGCTGCGGCCGGTACGGCGGCCTTCTTGATAGCAAAGGCTGCTTTCGCGCCTGCTCCCTCGAGCTTCTTGAAGTCGGCGATGGCCTTGTTTATGCCTGACGGGTTCCACTCGGAGACGATAGGCAGGTTGATAGCCATGACTAGAAGTCCCTCTGTG